TGCTTTAAACAGTTTAACATCGTTTACAGCACTTGTCAACGCCGCAGCATAATTCAATGCCTGCTGTTCTTTTAGAATAGTACTGGCTTCGTATTCTACATAGCCACGAGTTAACAGACTCCAAATGTCACGCCAGCGACGGCGTCCCCAAAACCGTGTCTTCACAGTAGTATAGATGGTAACAGTTACACTATGGTCGTCTGCTTCTATGTCAACCGTATGAGCGTGATCAGGATCAGTACAATCGCACGGTACTTGATACCAAACACTTTCGCCCCAATCATTTAGTTTGAGTATACCTTCTGCTGGTTTTTCAGGCTTCATCATTGTTCTCCTCGTATACTACTATTTGCGCACTCTGTCCCCAAATAGCCGCTGCTTCTTGTGCTGCTTCGTGGGTGTCGTGTAGTACAGGTTCTACTTCATACATAGCACCTGTCGGGCGAGTTACATAGATATAATCGTCGCTTCCAAAAGGTACCATTACAGCATATTTCATTAACTTAGTCCTGCGATCAGTTTGTAATTATCCCAAGCTTTCTTAGCTGCTGGGTTTGAATCAACAACATCATCACTCAGCACTACATCATACCAATAGTGGTCTAACCTTTGAGGGTGAGCACCATACTGTCGTGGCTGGTGTAGTTTTCCCTGCTTTTTAAGATAAACACAGATGTTGCGCACTGTCTGTTCATCCGCAGCAGGAATGCTGCTCCACTCAGGAGCACTGTGTAAACTACCAGCACCGGCGCCGCCAGCATACCCTTTCCAAATTGACCCCCATTGTGCGTCGTCCTGTGGGTCAAAATCTGTACGGGCAACAATCACCAACACATCGTTGATACCAACTGTACCTTCGTAAATGTCTCTAACACAACGAGACAGCGAGCTTCCTACTTTCATTATATCCTCTTTTGATTATATGTTTCTTAAACTATAACATAGACTAACGTTATGTCAACCGATAAATACCATATGGAGGTATAACATGGAAAAATGTACTAAATGCGGACACGATTGCCACTGCGATAAGGGCGTATGTGAACAATGCCACAATGATGTGTGTAGCGATTGTGAACACAACGATGAATTAGATCATGCTCCTACGGATACCCAGGGCTAATCTAGCAGGGTACAGTTCGATACTCACACTGTTGTTTTGATTGCCGCCCAGAATCTGATAGTAGTCTACACTGTCTATGGTCACTGTGCTGATGTAAAACCCAACGTGTCCCTGCCAACCCTGGTTGCCTCTTGGAAAAATCACAAGGTCACCGGCCAACGGAGCGTCTACTGATTTGCCCCAATTTAAAAAGCTTCTGGCCAGCAGTGGATGCTGGCTTACGCTTTCTGACCCAGCAATACCGCTATCGTTGAGAACAGCATTGATAAACGCTGCGCACCATTCTGTTCTTACAGGATCTACTCCGATAAATTCTCTCAGTTCTGCTCTGTGATCTTGTTCGGTATAGTCTACGTATTGTACCGCAGTTATCAGCTTGGTTTCTGTTACAGTAGGTATTCTATCAACAGTCTCAGGTATAACGTCTCCGAGAGATATAGCACATCCACTCAGAAGTACTGCTGATAGAATTATAATTTTTTTCATTGCCCTTGCCCTCACATGTATTTATTTTGATAAATATTATTATAAAGTTAGAGGGCACACTTTATGGATTTTTTAACACTAGTTGGCGAAGTAGGTTTTCCCATTGCTGGAGCGTTAGCAGCCGGCGTGTTTGTTTTCATTACGCTGAAGTTTATACTTGCCAGTGTTACTGATTCAGTTCACACACTTAAAAACATCATGGGATCACTGGACAATCGTGTACAGACCATGAACAACGATCTAGTCAAGATAGACGCACTGCTGAGTTATGTACTACATATCAAACCCAATGTAGAACGTATAGCTGCCAATGAGGGCAAAGATGATGCTCGTAGAGATTAACTATGGAATTTGATATAGCAACTGCAATTAAAGATTTTGGTTTCCCAGTTGTGGCAGCAATGGGTCTCGGATATTTCATATATTATATATGGAAATGGGTAACTGAAACTATCGATCCCATACTGGGCGAAACACAGTTTACGCTGATCAAACTGGTGGATCGTGTTAGAATGTTAGACAACGATCTTATACGTCTCAACATGAAACTCAGCATGGTGCTGGAATATAGAGGCATGTTGGAACAGTCTGGTATGCCTAAAAAAGACATAGAAGAACTGGACGATATCATAAACAAATATCAATCAAAGAGTGCTGTGTTCAACAGTACTGGTAAAGCAGCGCCTAAGCCTGCAGAACCAAAAAAAAACTAACAGTACCTAAATTAAAATTTGCTTGGTTCCAAAGCACACGAAATTTATTGATTAGTTTTTTGTTGTTGCTGATACTTAACGTTACAGTCTTTGTATTTTTCTATTAAAATATCAGCCACAGTGTCACTACACACAGTTTCATAATGAGTGTGTGGAACTTCAACATGCGCCATGTCCGATCTGCTTTTCATACTTTCAATAGTAACAACACCATCGTTGGGCCCACCGTGATATGGTACTTGACCAGTTGTGCTTACAACCTGTGTCCAAGGCACTGTTAATTTTATTTCCTGTGCTAGGCGTATAGGATCTGCGTTGCGTCCAATATCTCTAAACAGCGGATAGTTTGGCACAATATATTTGGCCCAATCTGCTGTGCTGCTGCCAGCGAACGGTGTGCTGATGCTTACGCCGCCTAGTACTCTAATGTACTTGGTAAGGTGCAGAGCATACAGCCCGCCTAGACTGTGTCCTATAACAAAGTGTGGACCACGCCCTTGCACTTCTTCAGTGATCATATCTAAATTATCACTGAAGCGATTCATACTGCTGTAGTTTACAAATATTTCTTTTGAAAAGTTTGTTTGACTTCTAAGATATTTAAAACTTAAATCAGTTTGATTGGCACCGTGTATCCAGATAACATTAACATTATCTGTTTCTTGTCCGTTGTACTCTGTGTCTTTGTTGAATATATTTTTAAAATAATTTATCATTTGCTTGTGGCCACAAATACGCCTGACCAGTTGTCTGGCAGGTCTTGTGTGTTCATATACTCACAACGTTCTATCCACATATCATAATATAGATCCATCTTACCTTCAAACTGTCCTTTTAATCTACGACATTCTTCTACAGCTTCAAGAAAACGTTTCTGTCTGTACAAGCCGTGCATAACAGCATGTCGTTTCCTGCTGCTATTATAATGATTTTTAACATTGTCCAGCACTGTGTATATGCCCAGTCCAACACTCTTGCCTTTGACCTGTAGATCATCTATTTTGAGGAAGAACCAGTCTTGTGAGCATTGCTTGACTGTTGCTTCTCCGATCAGCAACAAGCATCCGTACTCTTTACATTTTGATTCGACTCTGGCTGCGGTGCTGACTGCGTCTCCCAGCACGTCGTAGCTGTGTCTTTTGGTTGATCCCATTTCCCCCAAATAGCCCAATCCAGTATTAATTCCAGCGCCCATCCCGACTGGCGGTCTTCCTTGAGGTATGATAACCGTTTCATTAAATCTCTCCACAGCTCGTAGCATTTTTAGCCCTGTTGCTACGGCTGTGTCAGGGTGGTTTGCATCGTCTATAGGTGCGTTGTGAATGTGCATACTAGCATCGCCAATATACTTGATAATCATACCATCAGCATCAAGCACAGGCTCTGTGATAGCATCCATATAGCCATTCATTATTTTAGTAAGTCCTTGTACGTCATCACCAAAGCTTTCACCCAATGGTGTAAATCCACGCAGGTCTGAGAATACAATGCTGACTTCTCTCTTGGTACCTTTTTTAATAAGATCTGGATTGGTCTGTAACAGTTTAACCACAGTTGGGCTTGCGTATCCTTCAAACTGTTTCTTAATTGCCTGCTTCTGCAAGAATTCATCTACAAACTTGATCACATATCTAATCACACCTACCAACAGTAGAAATGCTGCTGGAGTGAATCCGTCTACCAACCAGTTGTATTCTGTAAACACCCATATGCTGTAACCAATACTCCCGCCCACGGACAACACAAAGAAGGCTATGCCCACGTATGTCCAACGAGCGAGAGCGATTAACAATATGCCAGCGAATATAAACGCTGCCAGTTCAGCACTGCTTGCCCACGCAGGGCGCTGTATGTTGGTCTCATTAAACACTGTGCCCAGCATAGCCGCTTGTAGTTCATGTGGGTACACGCCGCCTGCTGCTGTTGCTATAGGCTGGCTTAGTCCTGCTGCTGTGGGTGTAACAAACACAATACCGCCAGCAAAGTCTGTGGGTAAATCCGCAGCACTTACACTGATGCTTTTCTGACTCCAGTCAATCCATACACGGCCCAGTTCATCTGTGGGTATAACACCAAACTGTGGAATACGCAGTCTGTCAACACCCAGTGGGCTCAGTTTGATTTGAAAGCTAGGGTCGCCTGCCAATACTCTCAGCACTTCCATAGTCACGTTTGGATACAGTGTGTCTCCGCTGTAGAACACAAGCGGCACACGACGAGTAACACCATCTATTTCAGGAAAGGTGTTAACTATTCCACTGCCCACTGCATTTTGTTCAACCCAAGGCACGTTGGCTATAATACCAGGAACCTCTGGTATCAAATACATATAGTCGCTGTTGATAATACTAGCACCAGGATTGATGGGTTCATTTCTGCCCTGCTCTGCGCCCAGCATGTTGACTATAACGGGATATTGCTGCATAGCTTGTGCCAGTATTTCATCTTCGCCGGCTCTGTCAGACTCTGCCATAAACACCATGAACACTACTAGCCCAGCGCCTCTGTCATATATATCCTCTATGAGGCTAGCATAATCACCTCTGGGCCAGGGCCATTGACCCTGTGCCTCTAAGCTAGCTTCGTCTATGTTCACAGTGTAAATGTTGTTGTTTACTGGCTCTTGATTAATTATCAATGTATCAAAATAACGCAGTTTCAAACTTTCTAAAAAGTTTGGATTTGCGTTCATCACATAGGCTAAAACAGCCAAAACCAATATACTCCACAGAGGCGATAACAACTTTTTCATTCAGTATTTATTCAAAAATATAGGGCCAAGGGCCCTATATTGAAATGGTACAATGATGATTACTGTTGGTCAACAGTTAGGTTACAGGTTCCAGTAGTACAAACACCGTTTACCACTGTGTTGTCACTTAGGTCATGTGGTAGACTGTACAGTTGGTTCGTGTCGCCGCTCTGTGTTAGGCTAAAGTTCCAGTTGCCGCCTGAGTTGGTCAATTCAACTGTTGCTGCGTGATTGCCCAAGCCTTCTTGTAGCACTGTGACTGTGGCATTGTCGCCTAAACTTATAAGATCCAAGTAGTGTTCGCCTGATCCTTGTTGTGTGATTGTGTATGTGCCAAAACTACCATCGATGTCTAAGAACGCTTGCTTTTCGCTGTCACCCTGCTGTAAGAATGTAAGAGTGTTTGAATCGCCTACTATGTTGATGTCAGCAAAGTTTCTGTCAGTGTTGGTACCGCTCTGTGTGATGTCAGTTATGTTTGAATTACCCTGTAAGTACATTAACAAATAGTTACCATTGCTTAGTTGTGTGATGTCAACATCGTTGCTGTCGCCTATGATGGTCAAGTCAATGTTGTTGCCTGTGGTTATGGCATTTGCGGCGTCTACCTGTGCCTGTTGTACACTGGTGATAGCACTTCTAAACACTGGTGTTGGTGCAGGAGCAGGTGCTGGCGCTGATGCAGTTTCGCCTGCTGCTAGAGGAGTTGTTGAATCAGGGACCCAAGTGCTCATAGTAGCGTTTGATGGATTTTCTTCTTCAACTGTAAATGAAGCACTATCACCTATGCTGTAGCCTTGAGCGGTTGTGATAAGTGTTCCCCAAAACCCGTCGCCCAAGTAGAATATAGCGCCGTCTGCTAGAGCTCGAAATGTACCTGTGTTGTGGATTACTTCAGCAACTGTTCCGTCACTGTTGTATAGTGCCATACCATAAGTACCTGGATTGGTTGTTGAATCAAAAAACGCAAAGTATTGACTTGCGCTGTTGATATTTGCATAGTCTGTTGAGGTCATTCTAGATGAACTTGGTACACTTCTGTACAGATAGCTGTAGCCGCTTGTATTAAGTGTTCCGCCGCTTATACCCCATTGTACATCAAATATCTGTGCTGTACTAAATTTACCTGTTGTGATATCAGCCCATGCTGCTGAGGAAAATGTTAGTACAAAAAATACTGTTATTATTCTTATTAAATTTTTCATTGTGTTTGTACCACCTTTATGTTTACGTTTGTGCCACCGTCTTGTATTTGTATAGTTGCGGCATATTCGTCTTGTATGAGACTGTAGGTCCCGTGTGTGTCTGCGCTGGTTGTGATCACACTTATATGAGGCTGTCTGTCGCTTTCTATATAGATGTAACTTTCGTTTGCTGCCCATTGTATCCAAGGATATTTGTTTATACCTGGTAGAATAGCATTTTCGTCTTCAGACAATTCATCTTCGTCTAGGCCTGTGCTGAGGTTCAACAGGTTATCCAAGTAATCATTGTTCAGTCTGTTTATATTAAGTTCTGAAAAATTCAATAGATCCTCGTCAAGTAGGTTTGCACTGAGTTGTTCGTATTCCAATAAGTCGAAATCCAATGCTGTTGTCTGTTCTTCTTCCTCTTCTTCAGTGCCAAAGCCATTGACAAACTCTGAAGGAGGAACAATGATTAGATTGTTGTTGATATCGTTTGGACCTAACAGTAGACGCTTGGGGTCACTTGGCATCATAGCCAAACTGCTTACCATAGTGCCTTGATATGCTTCTGTAAGCAGCACTGATCCTGCTGCGTTGCTCACTGTGATAGCGCCAACTGGACATTCATCTTCGTCGAATGTAGCGTCAGGACAGCTGGGCAATAGAATCACTAGACTGCGACCCAGTTCATCCACAGTCATACTAAAGTCTGTGCCTCTAACTGTGATGCTGGCAGTGGGTGTAGTAATGCTTACACGATCTCTGCTGTTCTTTGCTATTCTGCCTGATGCCATCTGTACAGTGCCAAGTGCCACACGCATACTCACACTGCCAGTGCCGGTGTTGGCGTCATACACAAAGTCGTCAATCACCAATTCACTCTGTTCAGTAATTCGCACTTTTGAATCGTCTTCGAATGTGATTTCTAGATTGGTTCTAGCAGTGATAAGTTTGTCCAGCATTTCCACACCAAAGCCTGTTTGTTCGAAAACAAGTTCTTCTTGACTGCGCACAGCGCCAGCAGGATTTCCATCAAACTCTGTGATGCTGCCTACTTCAGCAAGACCTATGCAGGGCGTTAATATCATTATACCAATCCAACGCCACATCTTAGTTTTGCAATATGTCTACTGTGTTGCTGCTGCCTGTCACAGTCATATTCACATAGGTGTAGCCCATTGCAGTTTGTTGATCAACACTGATAGTATTGCTGTCACCGTCCACAGTCATACTGACTTGATTGAACCCGCCTGCACTGGTTTGAAACAGATTGATTTCGTTGAAGTTGCTGCTGGTGCTTTGTCCAACATCAACTATGTTAACAGCATCAGCACTGTCCAGTGCATAATTGATGATGTTGTCGCTACCAATAATGTTTGTGGTTGTGTCAGTGTTGTTTACAATTATACCATTACACACACTGTTGGTGTAGGTCTGGCAATAGGTCATTACGTTGTCACTGCCCACTATGTTTGTAGTAAACGTATTGTTCATACCGCCAAAGATTTCTCCAGTGATGATGTTCATATCGCCTGTGGCAGTGTAGTTAAATGTAGTAGTACTAGCGCCTGATTCAAACTCTAGGTCTGCTTGGTTGGCATCGCCACTCTGTGTAATATTAACAGTGATGTCATCACCTTCAAGGTTCATTGGATCAGATTCTGTGTTGATTCTGTTGTTGCCGTTTTCCTGTAGTACGTTTACAGTTAGGTCGCCACCAGCTTGATCAATGTAAACTTCGCTGGCCATTGCTGTGCTTGCCAGCAGTGAGAACACGAGTGTGGTTATAATTTTTTTCATTTTTTGCCCTCTTGATAAGTTAATCTTATTCTTGTTGTTGGATGGACCAGATACCGTTGTCTGCTCCCTCCTTTATCATTTCTACTATAGCTGCTTGTATAGCCAATCTCACAGCGTGATTCACGCTTTCGTTTTGACTGTTGCCTATTTCCAGTTCAACTGCTTCTGTGCCCAGTTCAATAAAGCGGAATATACCCATGTTTGTGCTGGTGCTTACCACTGTCTTTGTCACAGCCGTTGATGTAAGTATCTCACCAGTTTGTACACTCACACATCTCATACTGATAGTGATCACATCTTCTCTGTATTGAGTATATGGTCCTATGCCTAGGTAACGTGCTCCAGCGCCACCTGTTAGTGTGTTGCTGTCATAGCCAACTATAGCGCCCTCTATAATCAGTCCAGCAAACATCAGTGGTGCTAGTTGTGTTTCGTCGCCCACGCTTTCACGTGTTTGTCTAATAATCTGTCTTTCACGTGATAGGTTTTCAAGTCCCACACGCTCTACTACTTTGAACCAAGTGCCATCGCCTACATCACGCAGTGCTTTGATAACGTATTCACTTGCGCCCTGTGTTACTGCTGTTGATATGTTGGCCAGTCTGTCACTGGGCATACGTTGTCCAGTCTTGTCTTGAAATTCATACACTGCTGCCACCATAGGTCCTGCTAGTGGAGGTAGTGCGTTCAAGTATTCTGCGTCAGTGATTACAACCTGTGCTGGTTCGCTCTCTATTCTGTTCACAGTACTGGCACAGCCTGCGAGCAGTGCGGTGGATAATAATACAGCCAATAGTATTTTCATTAGAACGCAAACTCCCCAGTTGGCACGTCAAAGCTGCTGGTCAGTTCACCGCTTGAATTGTACACTTCTACGTAGATTCTATCGTCTATATCTCGCTTCCAGCGTATGTTGTCACCAAACGGAGTAGTTGCTTCTGCCCATTCGCCCACAACGGTTGTGCCGCCTTCGCCAAACAATGCGTCTGCTATCTGTCTACTCAATTGAGCATAGATTCTACTTTCTAGATTGTTTTGAAACTTGTAAGCGTTGGTGTTTCTATCGTCACGCTCTGCTCTGTCTATTTCAGCCTGTGCATCTGCACGAATCTTATCTCTGCGTTGCTGTTCCAACTGTTCGATTGTGAGAACATGTGTGCTGTATCCGTTGCCGCTGAACGCAGGCGAGTTGAAGCCAAACGTAAGTTCGCTTGCGTTTACAGAAGTAGCCAGAAATAGTGGCACAATCCAAAATAGTTTTTTCATTCTCGAGCCCTCAAAGAATCAGTGAGCCCTCACGCTCTACTGTACTATTTATCGGATCTGGCGGAAATGATTAACTGTGCTGTTTGTGTTTAAACAGTTGCGTTAGGATTATTAGGCTGTGTTTTGGTTTGATCTACTGGTGCAGGTTCAGCAGCAGGTGTAGAATCAGCAACTATGTCATCTTCGACTGCTGCAATTGCTTTTAATAAGCCGCCCATTTCAATAAGGCTACGAATATAACCCTTTCCACTCTCGCCCTTCAAGTTTGTACGCACTTGTATTAACATTGAATTACCTGCAAGGTTTGTTTCTTCAACTGCATCAGAGCCGATTGGTCTTCCATATATTAATATTTTAGGTGGATCTGCTTGATATTTAACTTGTAAGTCAAATTGCTCCATTGCTGCTTTAAGTTCTTTACCGAAGTTTAGTTCTTTAAAACCCGGAGCATTTGGTGATGTTTTTAATATCACCATACTAACTTTGGGATCATTTAGTGATGCATGGTGTGCAATGCCGTTATACATGCGTTCTATAAACTTAACTTCTGCATTTGTATTTCCTGCAAGTTCTTGTTGCAGTGCTTGTGCTACGTCTTTGTATACTTCTTTAAAAATAGGATAGTTATGATTAGCATCGCTGCCATTCATTTGTTCAACGTATTTGTTGCTGATATTGATGCCAAATATACTTTTAAACAGCGTTTGCACTTTTTCATAACTGTTGCCGGGCACTTGTCCAAACTGTTTTACATCTCCTGCTTTAGCACTAATTAAGTTAATTGAGTTGTCATCAAAATCTAAAAATAAATCTGCTTTAGTTCCTTTTTGATCAGACACTCCATCGGAGTTTACAACAATAACATTTTTATTTGGATCGTCTATTGCTTGTTTTACTGCTTGTTTTACAGCGGCGCTGCGGTTTGCCCATAGCACAGCAGACCTATTTAATCCTGTCATTTCGGGCGGAAATTCTCCTTCGCCTACTGATGTAATTACTGCGCCGAAACTAGTTTGGTTTAATACTAATACATATTTTATACTATCTTTGCCAGCAGTTGTCTGTAAGGTGCCTCTTTTATTTTTCCCTTCGTCAACAATAGTCAATCGTTTAATAACACTTAAAACATCGTCTTCGGTAATTTCTTCACCTAATTTTTCAAATTTTGCAGTACACGCTGCTCCTAAGAACGCTTCGCCTACATCGCCAGAATTAAACGGTTTCTTAGAACCTTTCATTTCTGATGTTTTAAAAATGTCTCCTGTAGGAACTGTTTCTATTCTGCCTTTTAATTTTACTCTTACAGAACTTGGAACTTGTCCTGCTGGAATTAAAAAACCTCGGTCGTTAGCGTTTACTTCATCTTTGTCTTCGATTGGAGAGTTTTCACCGTAGAACATTTTTGCAAGACGTTCGGCCTCAGATGGTTCAAATTTTACAGTTTTACCATATGCAATTTTTGATTTACCTTCTAATTCAACATCTTTACCAGCGGCAATCATGTTGATTAGTACATCAAGGTATTGCCCTCTGTGCTTTTGTAAGTAAGCTTTACTTAGGCCTGATTCTGTTAATACTGTTTTAAACTCGTTCCAACGCATTGTTATTTCCTATTTAGAGTATTTATACTATTTTAGGGAACAACATGTCACGACAGAATACATCAACAGACGCTTCATCTAAGCCTAGGCTCTTCATAGTTTTAGCTGTATGGGGATTCTGCTGTTGATTTTCGCAGTACCAGTTTTGTGCTTTTATACTCTCGTCACGATCCGCAGTGTGATCGAAAATTCTTATTTCTTCAACGTAAGCATGAAGATTGTTTACAGCTATGTTGATGATTGCTTCTGCTTCTTCTAGAGTGTTTACATTGCCCGCGGCCAACATACGTTCAGTAAAGATGTTACGAGCCCACTCCGGTAGTTCACGCTGCTTCTTGGGTACGAAGTTGTCTACACTATCATAGTAGCCGTGTACCATAGGATGATCAGGGTCTGTTGTGATGCTGAAATCGTGGAAGGCACCTGTGATTTTGTTCTTGCCTGCGATTACGTCAAAACCATAGATTGGTGCGTTGTTGTGTAGTTGTGGGAAAATGCACACATGCATCATCCAAAGACCTTTTGTGTCTCTAGCATCCACAACGTCAATGTGGGCACGACGAATACTGTGATTGGCCCACACACGATTGATCCATCCGTTTTGGGGTTGATTAAAGTCTTCCAGTCCCTGCTCTGATATTTCTTCAGCAAAAGTATCAAACACTGCGATAATATCGTTTTGACATTCTATCAGTCGATCCCAAATAGCACTCATTCTGGCAACTCCGACATCTGTTCAAATAAACGTGCTGCAAAGTCAAAACAGAGATTTGCTTCTTCTGCCATTGAATCGTCACACCTGGCTCTGATTTGTTCTTTTAATTCTTTAGCGTTGTCGTGCTGGTACATAGTAGCACTGCCCGGAACTTTCTTAGCAATCATTTGTCCGCCGCTGAGATCACCCATGTGTCTAACATAGACATGTGCCATAACCCGATGCGGATCGTCTTTGATAGTCATTAGGTGATCCATGTATTCCTTTACCGCAGGCAACAGTGGAGGCTGATTGGGCTGAAACTCTGCCCATAGTTCTTGATAGTCTTCGTGTATTTTAGGAGCAATTCTTAGATCCGACAGCCCATGCATCATGGCAAACATTTCTAATAGATTGTATTGAGGATGTTGATTAAACAAGTAGGTAGCATAGCGTTTCTTACTGACTGTGCCGTTCAACAGTTCTTGAGCAAACGGTTGTGTCTCTGCTGTTTCGTGCATACGCTGTGTAAGAGATCTTAGATTGTTGCCCGCTGTGTCTGCGTGTTTTTCGCTGTGCTTTCTTACACTATCCATTACGATTCTTCAATCTTTAACTGTAGGAGGAAACCGTGATTGCGACTAGCGTTGATCGCTTCAACAGTTTTCTGTTCTGCTATCTCGTACTTGTAAGTGCCGATCACAGCAGATCCTTCGTTGTGAATGTTCATAGTAAGAGTTTCAGCACTAGCATCGCTGTGGCGGAACACCTGTTTTAGAATTTCAATTACCCAATCCATAGGTGTTTGGTCGTCGTTGAGCATAATCACATTGTACTTGCCGGGCTCTTTGACTACGTGTTTGATTGTTTCGTCTATCTTAATATCTACATCTGAGTTCATGCTTTTCTCCTAGGTTATGTGGGGGAGATATTTCACTCCCCCTAGACTTGTTTAGCCTTCAATTGTGTCTTGTACAGTACCGTTAAAGTCTGTAATTGCAATCTTCTTTGGTTGTAGTTCTTCTGGAACATTACGCTTCAAATGAATATTAAGCATACCTAGTTCAAGACCTGCTTGGCGAACTTCGATATGATCTGCTAGTGTAAAGGTTCTACGGAAACTGCGACCACCGATTCCTTTGTGTAGATAGTTTACTGTTTCATCACCCTTGGGTGCAACACCTTCTACTGTGAGGATATTCTTTTCCAGTGTGATATCTAGATTGTCCATACCAAAGCCTGCAACGGCAACACTGATCATGTATTCGTCTTCGTTGATCTGTACAATGTTGTATGGAGGATATCCGTTAGACTTTGTGTTTTCAAACACACGATCCATATCACGGAACAGTTGATCGAACCCTATAGTAGCACGATGTAGTGAGGGTAGGTCTAGAGTTTGTAATCTTGTCATTTTATTTCTCCCGTTAAAGCAAGATATAATCGGACCCATTATGGCGTCCAAGTTTATTTATCACAGTGTTATCTACCTATTGTTGTTTTTTCATATACACTATTATGTGTCTGAGTACAACGCACAAAAGTAGTACACTTTGATAACTGCTTGAGCTTAGAAGCCCCAGCATAGGTGCAGGTTGATCTGATGCCGCCAAGGATATCCTGTACTGTATCAGCTACACTACCTCGGTAAGGTACCAAGACCGTCCTGCCTTCTGACGAACGATAGTTTTTCAATCCGCCAAAATGCTTGTCGTTTGCACTTTCACTGCTCATACCGTAGAATTGTACAAACTGTTTTGCTTCTACTAATTCTTCGCCGTTGTCATAGTGTATTTCGCCAGTCTTAAATGCTCTGTTGATAACTTCGCCGCCGCCTTCATCGTGTCCAGCCAGCATACCACCCAGCATCACAAAGTCAGCACCCGCAGCAAATGCTTTGGCTACATCACCAGGAGTAGTACATCCCCCGTCAGCAATGATATGACCACCAAGGCCGTGAGCAGCATCGGCACATTCGATAACTGCGGAAAGTTGCGGATATCCAACCCCGGTCTGCAATCTCGTCGTGCATACGCTATTATGTACCACTACACCCTCGATATTGTATGAATGATCTTCTTCGACTTCAAGATCATATGTGTATCCATCATATGGTTCAATTTCGAGTATATCTATTTCAACTAATTCAAATTTCATCTAAAATACTCCAGTCATTTTCTTTAATTTGTGATTCCCATATAACGAGATATCTATATCCGTTATCTTCTGCTTTAGAAGTAAATAATCCTTTGTTAAATCTTTTGCTTCGACCCATTCTGCATATTGATGAATATTATCATCTGTTACTGTTTCTCGATGTTTTTTATGTAAAACATAAAACTCGTGATTAGGAGTTGCTTTAATACCATTAATATTAACTATTGATTTTTTATCGTCAAATTTAAATGTATTAGTAACAGTTTTATAAGATCCAGTGTGAGTTAAAACTTTTTCACCTTGTTTAATATCTTCGATATTCTTTAAACATTTATCAGTCTTAACTTTTTGCCCAGGAGCAAAACATCCAGGTCCAATGCCAACTTTAACAATATCTGCTCCAGCAAGAATAAGTTCCTCCGTCATTTCACCTGTGACCACATTGCCTGCTATAATAACAAGATGTGGGAAACGTTTGCGTACTTCACGTACATGTGTTGTAAAGTGTTCTGAATATCCATTTGCAATGTCAATGCAAACATATTTTAGATTGTCTTCACACTTAGCATACACGGCGCACAGCTTTTCAAAATCTGCTGTGCTGGTGCCTATGCTCATAGCCACATAGTCTGTGCGATTGAGTCCGTCACCATAATAGAACTCGATCAGTTCTTCCGCAGTGTAGGTTTTGACAAGGCAAGTAAAGATGCCTTGTGCGCCCAATGCATCTGCCATAGCAAATGTGCCAACACCGTCCATGTTAGCAGCCATGATAGGAATGCCTCGATAGTGTGGATCCTCTGTACAGTTGTCGGGGAAGTCTGGCACATAGTTTCTAAATATAAAACTACGTTCCAAGTCAACTTCTGAACGACTCTTAAGTGTGCTGCGCTTTGGGCGGATCAGCACATCCTTATAGTCTAGTCGTACTTCGTTGTCGATGCGCATGTTTACCTCTTACTGACCTAGACGGTCTTTGGCCAGCTTCTTAAGCCAACGAGATCTGCCAGCAGCTTTTGCTTTCTTACGCTTCAAACTGGGCTTTTCAAAAAACTCACGTCCACGCAGTTCTTGCATGATTCCGTCTTCTTGAATTTTCTTTTTAAACTTGCGCAGGGCAAATCCTACATCATTATTGCGAACTTCTACTTTAAGTCCTCTAACAACCTGTTCTTGTCTTTTATCGTGTTTGGACACTGTGTTCTCCTATATTGACCAAAAAATCTAAATTATAAATGTGCTGCTTACTAATATGATTATACACGCTTTTTTCGGCATTTGTCAACCAGTAAGTTTTGCTTTTGCCTATCATATAAGCCAAAAGATCTCTAAAAAAGTGAGCAGTGTTGTCAACGTCAACAATCACTAAATCAACGCTTTTAAATATTCTCAACACCCATTCCATCTCAGATTCGTCATAGCGATCTCGGTCGTAGAGATAGATGTTAACATCACCTTCGAAGTGTGTGAGAAATTTATTTTGTAATTCGTTCTGTAAATCTTTGCTGGGGTACAACAACAGTATTTCAAAACTATCGTTATACAGCTGGTCGGGCGCTGTAACTATGTTAATTTTATTCAAAGCTTACCTATTTTTTAATCTATTGAATAGAGTACGTTCGTTTTGTTCGCCGTTCTGACGATAACCTTCTTCTATGTAGTTATCTTCTTGGGCGGGCTCTTCCCACGGTAAATGGTCTATAAGACCTTTGATATAAAGATTCTTGTAGTGTTTAAGCGTTGTGTCAGGGTTCGCGTCTTTCCATTGTGTTTTGTTAAGAACAAAAGCAGCGTCCTGTTCTTTGGTTTCATAAGCAATTCTGCGCTCACGCTCTTGGCTTGATTCTTCCTGTGATTCTAAATTTTGTTCTTTTTTTTCGACAAAACTTTCTGCTACTTCTAGAACAAGATCTGTAGATGAATCATCTGGTGTATGAATCGGCTCAGCATCTAGGTCTTCTTCTCCGGCCACAGCCATTCGCTCGGAAGTGTCTCGTCCTTCTTGTCCGCCTCCAACTTCGGTACTAGTGGTATCGGTGTTAGGCTCTTGCTCTGTTTTTCTGTCAACTTGATCTTCCTTGTGTGCTACGTCAGCATCTGCCCTTGCCTGATCATAGTCTTTTTTCTCCTGCCTCAGTTTACGATGATGCTCAAATGTAAATTGACTGGCTATTAGTAGGAGAACTGCCAGTGGGTCAAACACAAATATGATTATAACTATGACCCAACGAACTGCTTCTTCGAGAATATCTTTGTCAGCGTCAGTGCCATAGACAAACTCTGCAATATATTTTACTGGACCTACTTCTGCTTCTAGCTTGCGGTATTCTGCTTCTAGTTCAAACTTGCGATCCATCATCTGATCTGTTTCAGCTTGCGTAGTGAGTATGCGTTGATTCTGTTCTTCTAACAGGGTCTGTAGACTGTTGGTGTCATTGGCTTGCAGTTGTTGTCGCAGATTGTTTATAAGACTGTTTGAGGCTCTGACCTGTTGATCAGCGTCTGATCGTAGCCTACTTACTTCTTCTCGTGCTGCTAGAACAACTGCGTTCTGCTGTGCCTGTTGTATTCTAGTTAACCATTGTTCACGTTCTTGTGCTTTGGCATCTTGGTACTGTTGAAATGCTCTGGCAGTAGCAGGGCCATAGTCTCCGTCTACTGCTGTGCCTACCATTGCTTGAGCACGTTCAATTTCGTCGTTGTTGATAAAGTTGCGTAGTCGTTCTAGTTCTTGATCTATTTTGGCTAACTCTTGTTCAAACAGTGCAGTCTGTTGCGCAATGATTTGATTCTGCTCGTCGATAGCAGGTTGTATACGATCATATGCACTTTCAACACGCTGTTGTTCTAGATCAATCTGCAGTTGTAGTTGATTGGTAACACTGGATCCTGTGGTTTCTAGTTCTACTATACGCTGTTCGGCTCTTAGTATGGTGTTTTGATTGCGATCAATTTCTGCATCAATACGCTCAATCTGTGCAACGCCGTCAGCAGCGCCAGCAGTTTGTTCGATATGAGCTCTGCTGAGAAATCCGAAGATGCCCATGCTGGTGATGAACATCAGCACCACCACTGCTAGTACTAGATAAGATTTCAGCCACCATGCTGCTTCACGCCAGTAGCGATGCAACCATACTGCTGTGACCAATTTGCCTACTTCTAGCACACCGCCCATGATCATAATGGGAATAGCAGCCGCAGCGAAGATGGTCATAAGACCTGCTACACTGTAGTAAATTGCAACAGCACTAATTGAAAGTGCTGTGAGTAGTGTTAGTATACCTATAAACATTGTTAGTTATTTACGCCTGTGTGATGTAGTGATAATATAGGTGTTTATTCCCACCGATAAAAAATGTGTGCGCCGATTCTGCCTACCAGTTGAAGCTCACTGGCCCAATTAGGACTAACATACGTAGCGTGATAGTGTGTAGCACCTTCTGTAAGTCCGCGATATTTGTTGTCTTCGATTACGTTCCATGCCAGCATCTGTGATTGTACCCACATGTCTGTATCAGTAGGAACATCATCCTTGCCATCACAATACCAACTGAACTGGCACTTGTGAAGCACCATATTGCCTGCACTGTCTTGAACGCCTTGTTGTACTACTGCACAAACAGTATCAGGATAGCGTCGGTCATTGGTACGATTCATTACTACATTGGCTACACCTGCACGATCAGCTAGGTTACTGCCACGTGCTTCATGATAGATGTTCAATGATAGACAATAGTGCTGAGGATATTCTTCTTGAGTGAAAAGCTGAATGCTGGGTTCTCTAGCATTAGCACTGAGTGTTGATGTCAGCCCCAACAGGATTACTGCGATAAATTTTTTCATTCTTTTCCTTGTTTTGTATTTAAGTTAGATTTCTATGCTTAAACTGTGTGTTTTAGTTTCTACGCATTTCCGCAATGTCTTTTGCGTCTTGTTTTTTATCTGCGAACACAGGAACCATATTGCTTTTGTGCATCGTGGCAATTCCCAGCAATTGCCGCTCGCCACTGTAGGTCAGTGACTCTTTAGCTGTGCCGTGACCAGCTACATTATTACTCAGCTTTACTGACGACTTTGTTTTGTAATCTGGGATCTCATTAATGCCTACACGCTCTCCTTTGGCGTTGGTAGGCAGTGTTGTTTTACCTACACCCATTGACTTGAGCCAAGCTTCATGTTCTGCCTGTGCTTGAGAAAGACGCTTGTTTTTGCTGGCTTTTTGCTTGCGATTGTATTTGGTTGTGGTCAGATACGGTCCCACCATGGACATTGTCATAGAAAAACTCCTGCTGTTATTTTTATATAATAGCAGGAGTTTGATCACTTGTCAAGCTTATTTTTGATCCATAGGAACGCTGCATACACAGACAGCGCCCACGCAGTTGCGACTGCTATATCAACTGCGTGAGATCGCATGTTGTAGATAAATTCTATTCCTACTTTTGCTGTTTCCGGATCCATGTTGTTACCAGAACTTTAGTTTCTTAGCTGCTTTTTTAGCTGCATCTGCTGTGGCTTTGGCTGCATCTTCTGTTGCTTTGGCGGCTGCGTCTGCTGCTCGTTTTGTTTCTGCTGCGGCTGCGTCTGCTGCTCGTTTTACTTCTTCTGCTTTGCGCTTTGTTTCAGCTGCGGCTGCTTCAGTTGCTCGTTTTGCTGCTTCTGCTTGACGTCTTGCTTCTGCTTCGGCTGCGTCTGCCTGTCGTAGTGCTTCTGCTGCGGCTTTGGCTGTTGCTTCTGCTGCGTCTTTGGCTGCTTCTTGCGCTGGCCTTGTATCTACGCTGACACTCAGGTCAACATCAACCCCAGCTAATAGTGCAACTTCACCACTTATACCTACAGTAGCAACACCATCATCTATAGTTGCTCCGCCGCCAACTTCAGCACCTGCCTGAACACCGATACTTGCACCACCAGTTGCAGCGCCTCCATTGCCACTGCTGTCATAAGCACTGGTAGTATTGTCAACTCCTACACTTACCCCAGCGGTTGCACCAGCATGACCTGATGCGCCATCTTTACCGATTTGAGCACTTGCACCAGCACTTGCTCCTGCTTCTGCGTGAACTGCGGTTTCGTTCTTAACTGTCACATCACCAACTTGCTGACTTATGGCCACGCTTGCTTCTGCACTGGCACCAACTTCTGCGCCCACTTCAGCATAAGCGTTATCACCACTTACACCTGCTTGTGCTCCTGCACTTGCATGTGCTTCTGCACTGGCGCTTGCTTCAACAGTAGTATCACCGTAGGCTGCACTTGTGCCTGCTTCTGCACCAATGCTTGCTTCAGCACTTGCTGCGGCGGTTGTGTCGGTTACTTCTGTACCTGCACTTGCATGTGCTTCTGCGCTGGCATGTGCTTCTAAGTCAACGCCGCCTATAGTTGTTTCTGCGCTGGCGCTGGATGAACCGCCTATGCTTGCCTGTGGATTGTCAATGTCAGACCCTGCGGTGAAATCATTGCTAACGCTTGTAGTAGGACCGTTGTCCTCTTCTTCGTCTTTTTTCTCTACTTGATCTGACATGAATTCTCCTTTACTTGTGTTCTATCAGTTTTGCTGCTTCGTATTCATCTTTATTTACCACACCCTCTTCGAGCAAACGCTCGCGGTTCTTTTGATGCTGCGCTTCAGTTAATTCTTTTGCTCCACCGTAGTAGGGAACACAGTGTCCTTCTTCCATCATAATTTTGGTTATGAATCTGCCACCGTCGTCTATAAAGTCACCCAGCACACGGCCAAACTTACCCTTCATGTCAGTGCCATCTTTAGCAACCTGTGTGCGCAGTACGGAATACTCGCCCAGCAGTTCTTCTAGTCTCTTTTTTGCTGCTAGTCCAAACAGTTTTTCCACCGCATCTTTGGTTCTTGATTCTGGTGTGTCAATGCCCATGATACGAACACGTTCGTTGTGTATCCATATGCCAAAGCCTAGATCGATATCTACATCTACTGTGTCGCCATCTACAACTCGTAGTACTTTTACTCTATATTCATACATTTATTTTGCCCTCTTGAGTAGTGTAGGGCCCGCAGGCCCTACTGTATGTTATCTATTGTATTTGGGTGATCCCCAAAGGTCTTTAGCGTTTACTCGTATAAAACGCTTGTCGGGTTCGTTAGGATTAGGATTTGATATAGTAAGAACTACATTCTTACCTTTTGCCCAAGCAGCACGTTGATTAAACATACGTTCACCGCTGGCCAAATAGTCTTTACGCATTGCTTTTTTCACGCCATTGCTGACATTACTGTGTTTTCCTTGGCTTATAAAGCCTTTGCTGTTGCCGCCTTTTTTACCCATTGAGGTTCTCCTTTGTTAAAAATATGCCCTCACTTATTATAGTAGTATTTATTGATTTCAATAAAAAAGGGCCCGAAGGCCCTTGATTGTAGTATGGTTTACTGAGTTCAGTAAATTAGAAGCTGAAGCTTACACCAGCGCCTACGCTGTTTGTTTCAGCGTCAACGTTGTATGTGCCTTCTGCGTATACATTTAGACCATTGAAGTCATATGCTACACCAGCACCAACATTTTGAAATGCGTCCGCATCGTCACCGTTTACAAACGCTGTAACGATCTTATAGCCTGCACTTGCTTCATAAGCAACTACTTCAGTAGCAGTTGCGTAGGTCACAATGCCACCAACCGCAACGTCAGCAGTTACACTATAATCTGCTCGTACACCCACTGTGTAGTCTTCGCTGTCGACGTTGTAGTCTGCTACACCAGTAACAGCACCTGCACCAATGTCAAGTGTATAAGCAGCCTGTAGATTTTCAATGTCACCAATGTCAGTAGTGATGTCAGTGAATCCAACCAGCACTGCGGCTGCGCCAAATTCCACAATCAACGACTCGTGGTCGCTTGCAGGGTTTGCAATAGTATCGCCGCCTACGATTTCAAAATCATTACCGATAAAAATGTCACCCTGATCTCCAAAAGACACAGTAACAGCATCAGTTGCTATGCCAAGTTGCCATTCGTCAACAGTCAAATTGCCAGCATCAACTGATTCAAGATTGAATCCGCTAAAAGCAAGGCCCGCGCCAGTATCAGCAGTTACACCAAAACCCAGTGTGGTTTCAGCTACATAGTTGCCAGCTGTGTTTTCAGTAATTTCAACGCCAACTGAACCACCAAGTTCTGCTGCGGTGGTTGTGCCTGCTACGAATAGTGTGGCTACAGTTGCCATAAATAGATTGCGCATGTTTTATTTCCTTTTTACATGTGTTAAACAGTAAAGGGCAAGTTCGATGCTTGCCCTTTCACTATTATAGTTATAACAGTTATCTGCGTTTAGTCAATCGTTTTGATTGTTTACTGGGCTTTTCAGCAACAATGTCGGTTAAAGTGTTGCGTTCCAGCAACGGTAACACTGCTGCTTCTGATTGACTGCGGTTCCATTTGAACTGCTTTTCTGCTTCTTTAAGCATGTCCTCTACGGCATCGTGTCTTGCTATAATGCCGTAGAGCATTCGATCTATTTCAATCCAATTCACTTTTTGGATTCTTTTTCCGCCTTGGTTAATTTGTTGTTCCAAGTGCTGTTGCTGATACCCAGTTCGCTGGGCATGGGCTTGGTTTTTCCTACAGTAACTTCGCCGCCTTTTTTGAGAAACTGCTGAATCAATTCTTCATCTGTGTTCTTTTTTGGTTGATGATTCATTGCCATAGTTTATAGGCCGCCTAGTAACTCTTCTAGTTTCTTTTTACTCTGTCCACGAACCTTTGCAGCTATAATGTTCATCAATACGTCAATTGCGTCTTTAAGTGAATCAGTCATTATATATTCCTTTTCATTCCTTTGATTAAGGTATCTGCCATGCTGTGGTTAACATCTGCGTGGCCTTGCTCGTCTGCTCTCACTGCTATTACAACATCACGCAATGTTGCGTCATCTGCTAGATTATAATAGTCACGAGCAATGTTGGGTGCAGCGATATTCTCTACTCTGCCAGCGTCAATTTCTTCCAGATAGTGAGTATAACTTACCACTGCTTGATCTTCAAAGTAGCCTACCATTCTGTGTGCTGTGGTTGGGAAGAATACGTAAAGAATAAAATAAAAGTGCCAAAACACAAACTGTGCAAATAGAATCAACAGTCTTTCAAAGCGACTTGGCTTTGCGATCTCAACAAAGATCATAAGATGCATACGCTCGTTTTCTGCTTCTTCTAGCAGCGTTTTGATCCAGCCACGTTCGTCTGGTGCTATGTTGCGCAGGCTGCGTAGGTGCTGCCACATACCTGCTACCATGCCTGGAACACCTGCCACAGTCTCTAGAACAACTGCACGATGTCCATAGCGTTTGGCGAAGAATGTGTCCGCGAACCAACGAAAAGTCATTGTTAAAAAATAAGCAACTCTATCACTGAAGTCTTTGGGCTGTCTCATACATGTTCACCGTTGTTTGCGCGGCCGTTGTACTTTGCGCCTGCTGTTACTAATTTGTTTACGGAAGTTGGGTTGCGATTTGCTTCACGGAATGTGATAGCAGTGATTGCAACTCCGCTGATCAGCAGTATGTGAAACACTGCACTGATGCCAAACGCAACAAAGCTGCCCAGCATAGCAGCAAAGAGGCCGCTCCATACAAATGCTAGACTTTGAAATACCATATGGGCCGCCATAGGGTCTAGATTCTTTAGTAGTGAGTTTTCGATAGTCATTACGCTATCCCACATCTCTCTAGGCATAGCAATTACAGTCTTCACTGTGGTAACTATGCCTACTGGCTTTGCTTTTCTGTTCATTGTGTGTTCCTCTGTATGTTGTATGTATAATATATAGCATACAAATAGACCAAAGTCTACTTATATAGGTGCGTTAAAGTGTAGCAGATACTTACAGTTTCAGAGTGGTGCGTTTTGTATCCCACTATTTGTAACCCAATGTCCTAATCCTAGTTTAACGGGCACATTCTCTTACCCAGCTGATAAAACTATGTTAAACCTTTTTGCCGTCTGTAAGTGTAAGTTGATTCTGTTACTAGGTTCAACTTACAAAACCCTCACATACCCTTAGGCTGCTATTGCCATCTCTGGCGCTCTATTTGCGTTTGCATTTAGAATGTTTGACTGAATAACGTAGGTCAACACGAATACCTAAAAATAAGTTTTTAACGCCCGTCGATCCCTTTCGCCCCCGGAGTAAAACACACATTTATATATGTGCTTTATGGTGGAGGCGTTGGCCTTCGAAAGCCAAGTCCGGTACATCAATCACCTATTCGTGATTAAACTATAAGACAGTATTATTTCCTATAGTATTCCATTCTACGACCTTTATACCAACCGTTTGGTATCTCGCCGCTCGTGTATTTATTTTCTTTTGTTGTTGGATTATAGATCCAAAAATTTCCATAAACTCCAGACTTTCTCTTTAGCCTATCTCTTGCTTCTGTAATCCTTATCCATCCTTCTTGTATATTATATACGGAAAAAACTCGTTTGTCAAGATTGAATCTCGAAGTATCTGTAAGATTTTCTGGAACACACCAGCATTTGTCTTTCATACTATTATTTTCTTTTTGATATTTAGAAACTTTTTTGTATGATTCCTTATAGACATCAGGGTTGTCTCTAATCTTCCTTTCTTTAGATTCGTTAGCTTTTTTACTAAGATTTACAACTTCAGGGTCGCCCTTCTTAAATGAAGTTGATCGAAGTCCACCTCCTTTTTTAGCACCTTTTAATCTTGCTGCTTGGGCAGCAGGCGCCTTATTCCAAGTACTCCATCCTCCGTCGCCTTCTTCTATTTTAAGATTAGCCCATTCGTTAGATTCGACAATATTAAAACGGTTGCTGTATTCTATGCCCTTTTCTTTAATAACATCTTTACTGTCTGTTATTATTAATATTTCTGTAGAGATATCAGCACCGTGTTTTTTAAGATGATTTGTCCATCGTGTACCACTGCCTTTATAAGTATATGGGTCAGCAGATGTCTGACCTAGGTATTTTAATCCTGTTTGATTGTGTGTTTTTACATATAAATAATATGTCATTGCTGGAAATCTCCTTTAGTATTTTTAGAGTAGTTGGGACTGCCATCCGCGAACTACATTATTATTTATCTAAAAGAGTTATTTTTGCCCGGTACCGCCCCCAGGTCCAGAATGTGTCCACGTTGTTTCAACGTTTACAAGTTTATTTATACACTCTTTTTATGATTTGTCAACTATTTCGATCTGCTCTGGTGTTTCCGCGATCTAGATACCACGGATCTAAATTCAACTGTCGAGCAACTTCTGCCGCTTGTTCTACACTGTTACAGCTGGTGACCATATCACCTTTGCGGCCTCCTATGCGGATTCGCCACAGTGTCTTGCCCAGTGTGGTAACTTCTTCATATACTCGAAAGTCTGTTCGTGTTTTGGTAACCATTGTATTTTCCTACTCTATGGTTGGTTGATATTATTCAAATCGTTCTACTACGCTGATAGAATGTTTACAACGACCGTGAAATTGAAATCCAGTACAGTCGCAGGTAAAACCTTGTTCAGTAAGGGCAACTGTGTAGAAACTGTCCTTTTTGCTGCCAGCAACACTCCATTCAGTGCCTAGCAACAGATTGCCTTTGAAGTTCCAGTCTGTGGGTTTCAAGTAGCGTTTGGAGTATTTCTTAGACACAGTTGCCCTCGCTTGCTTCGTTCACATCGTGCTATCAATATAACAGATGTTTAGAATTTGTCAAGCAATTATTTGTGTTTTTTGTTCCATGCTGCTTCAAAGCCTTCTAAATGAATCTGCGCTTCGTGGTTTCCCCAGACACGATTGAAGTAACTGTTTTCCATTTTGCGTATTTCTTGTTCTGGCCAGCTGTCAGGTACAAGATGTCCCTTTACCATCCAGAACAGTTGATTGGCCCATTTGCGCTCGTTTTGTGTCATACAGTATTTACAACACAACTGTTTTATTGCGCTAACATTACATTTCGTTCTTGCGTTCTTGGATTTCTTTGCGGCGATCTTTTGTAAGTTTGTGTAGATCTCCCAGTGCCTTGCGGGCTCTGGAAGCTGCGGCCTTGACACCCTTTTCTTCAAAAGACTGTGCTTCTTTTAGATAGTTGTTGAAAGCGAAAATGATCTCATCGTGTGTGTTTGTTGTCATGCTGGTTCTCCTGTGATGTGTTCGTAGATTTCTTTCCAGTTCAAGCACTTGACCATGCCGTCCAGTACAGGTTCATTCATGTTAAATCCATGCTCAACCAGTATAGGCTTCAAGCCAAACTTCAAACCAGCAACTGCGTTTTCATACTTGTCTTCGATCCAATAGCGTCCTGTGCCTTGATACAGTTCCAATGCTTCATCCTTGTCAGCACCAGTGTCCAAACACATCAGGTGAGTAAATGCTGTGGGTCCGAACAGTTTCTCTAAATTCATTTTACGCAGTTTGTAAGCACTGTCATCAAGGCTAAGACTGGTAATACAATGAAACACATAACCATGTTCTTCATGCAGTCGCTTTACATAATACATAGCATCACGCAGTGCAGGTAGAAAGCCAATCGCAGCACTCTCGTTGAAGATTTTTACTTTGGTCTTTGCTTCTGACTTGGAGATATCAAACCGTTCTGATAGATCATAGTAGTGATTACCGTTTAGAATTTGATTGTAACCGTGCTGTTCCATCCATGTGCAGAACGCATACTCCCAGTTGAAAAGTACGCCATCCGCGTCTGTCAAGATTACTTTGTCGTTTGTCATATTGAGCCTTTCTAATGCCTTATTGTGTTACTATAATAACATAGACATTAGAGTTTGTCAACCTCTACCTACCTGCTGAAGTGCAGTCACTGCCCATGGAAACTGTGGCAGGCTGGTTCTACTGCCGTTTGGTCCCCATGCTCTAGCACCTTCAACATCTATATGAGTAAAGGTGTTGTACAGTCCTATACCGCCTATACCCTGTCGCACAGCCTCTTGTATGAACTGCGATCGCTGTGCTTGTGTAAAACTGCTTTGTACAATATCTAAAGCGTTGCCTCTTATGTGAGCACTGCTTTTAACGCCGCCTACTCTTTGGTTGTATTCCGGGCTACGATAGGCGCTGGTCACAGTGAGTTGAATGTTCATAGCCTGCGCAACTGCTATTGCTTTTTCTGCAAGTTGTGAATTGACTCTACTGTCTGTATGGGGAAGGAATACTAGCCATTCGCCGCCTTCTGCAGGCGGCCCTGCGCCTGGACCTTCTTGTGGTTCTCCGCCAGCCGCTGCTTGACCTGAGGGCAATGCGCCTGACTCACCTGTGACAGGACTTATTCCGCCTATACCGCCATCACCATATTCAAATGGGTCATTTCTCGTAGACGAGCCGCCCGCGGCTGCTTCATCTGCTGCGCCTTGAATTACCGCAGCGGCTTGTTCGTCGCTGACAAAAGGCATAGGAGCACCTACAAAGATATTACCTGCTATGCTTTGAACATTGGCAACATCTCCGGCCCAGACAGTGGATTGGTTTTGAACAATTGTTTTGGCACCGCATATTCTTAAATCGTTGTTTCTATGAACTGGATTTCCATAAACAAATACAGATGCTGAACCTTCTGCTGAAGCAGGATTACAATGCGGGGCTGCTGGACACAGTGCATCAGGAAAAGCAGGATCGCTGTATTCGATTACATTATTACCTTCAATGTATACTGTACGAGGGTTTTGTGGAATTAAGGCGCCGCCAGCATGTGTGTTAGGATCGTTTTTAACTGCCCATAACTCTTCAGACATTTAATCTACCGAGGGTTCCGCAGGACCTGCAGACGGAACACTAAAAGTAACAGCAATAGTATCAAAGGAACTTACCTCAAAGTCATCTTGGCTACCTCCAGTCACGTTACTAATTGAGGAGACAGTTCCAGGAGGTGTTGTAGGAACAGTTCTGATTGCAGGAGTAAGTTCTCGTTGAATTGCTTCTTTGGTTAAATTGGTGCGTGTTCCGTTGGGTGCTACTTCAATTTTTTCTGTACCAAATTGTATTGTTACAACACGGGGCGTCCCGTCGGCGGCGGGGCGGATTTCTGCTGTTTTTAAATTTATCTCATCTTGCAGTCCTTGTTTAGAATAGTTTGTACCCATTCTATGCGAAGACACAATTTCTCCTGTCTCAGTGTCTCTAACAGTAAGTACTAGACTATACATATCATTACCAGTTGCTGGATGCGATTTTGTAGACCGCGATGATGTTAGAAACTCAAGCGCCATTAATAAAATCCTAAATATGTAGTAGGCAAAACGTTAACAAAAAGTTTAAAAGACCTTTCGTTTACTCTAAATGCTTTTGGCATTGACGCTCCTTAGACTAATATTCCTGTTGTGCTGCTAACATACTGTTTTGCCATTTCTGAATCAGTCTTGGCAACAAAAAGTGTAGCACTTTTATTTATACTGATTTTAGCGTCAGGATTTACAGTGAACGCTAGGGGTCCTAGACCAATGCCTTGAGCTGTGGCCATAATAGCCATTGGCTTTTGAACTGTGATGGATGCTGTAGATTCTTCTACCATTCGTGCTACAATTTCTTCGCCTGCTGTGGTTTTGATAGTGACTGTGTCGCCTGCTCTGTATGGTGTTTCGATAATCATAATGTGTGTCCTGTTCCTGTATAACCTGTTTCTTCGATATATTTTGCTAGTTCTGTATAGCCGCCCACTTTGAACCCGTTTACTACAATCTGAGGTACTGTCTTGGCTAGGGGAAATGTTTCTAAAAGCTGTTCACGTGTGTAGTCCACGTCCAGTGTTTTGTATTCGTAGACATAGCCCCGTGAGTCACATAGTTCTTTGGCTGCTTTACAATAGCCGCAGCCTGGCTTTCCGTATATTAGTATCATAGACTGAATCTTTTTTGAATTATTTCTAATTTCCAGCCCGTTGTTTTTCCTTTTTTAGGAATAGGCCAGTTTTTTTGTATTTGCATTTTTAGTGTACTCCAACTTAGATTGTTTTTCTTACAAAATTCTACTGCTTCGCCGCCGCATAAAATATGTTCAACGCTTTGAGGTGATGTTAATTTATATGTGTAACTGTTTTTGTTACCTTTGCCAACTCGTAATTTTGCCTTGGCTCCTATTAAGTCCTTTGTACTTTGCTTCTGTGTTTTGCCGTACATAGGGTTTCCAGAACCAGTATTTAATTTACTAAACTTCTTGCGTGTTTCGTCGCTGTGACGTTTAGGCCCATAGCCTCCACGTTCTTTCTGCAGGCGCGATCGCAATTCTCGTTGTTGCTGTGCTTTTTCAATACCATAAATTTCTTCGTATGTTTTGCCTCTGTGATTAGGAGGACGTGCATCTATACAGATATTAGATAATATTCCGTCTTTTTCATATCCCTTTCTGTCATAACGCTTAATCAACTCTGATTCTATATTATACGCTAAATCTTCATCAATGATATTTTCAGCAATATACTCAATTAATGGTTCATTACCAGATGCACGTATGCTAGCAATCTTATTTTCTTTATAAACATTCCTAGTTTCAGGAACGTCCCATAAGTGTGTTTTGGCTCGTCTACCTTTGCCTTTTCCGATATAAAAGGGTTGACTGTTTCTTGGGTCTACTAATTGATATACATAATACACGCTATTTTTCTCCTGCTGTATATATTTAGCAAGAGACTGAGAATAACAGTTAGGTATTGAATAATCCTCGGTTTGATTAGAACTAGCAGCAAAGATAATGTGTTCTCTGTGATCTTTATATGGGGTTATGTCTACTAGTTTGTCGTCTTTCCATATACTGTGCCGTATGGCTTGTATAACGCCAAACCCTTTTAAAAAATAATAGCCAATTACTTTCTTTCCGCCATAGATAGTGGTATGTGTTTTAACATTATTATGACAGTTGTTGTAATCGTATGCCGAGTGTGCGTTAACAACTACAGCGCCAATCCAGTTGCAATCAAGAGACTTTGCCATAGAACGCATGTCATCTTCAACTGCAACTGGATTGTTCCACATTAGAGGCTGAATCCTTTGAATGTGTCACTGCTAACGTCCTGTTTAGTGCCGCCAGAAACGTAAGAACTTATCTGTGTTTGCTGAGGTGCCACTTGTACTTCGCTTCCGCTAATCCATTTCTGTGTCCAAGGCAGCGGATTGTTCTTGATAGTGTAGGGGCTTTTAAGATTTACATTGGTCATGCGTCGTGTACAGATCCATTCAATGTATTCACTCAACAGTTGTGTGTTTAGGCCGATCATGCTTCCGTCTTTGAACAAATATTCTGCCCAAGCTTTTTCTTGATCTACTGCGTCGATAAACATTTGAACGCAGGCTGCTTCTGTTTCAGATGCAATCTTTTCAAAGTCTGGATCATCCTTCTTCAGTATCTTGAGCAGCATCTGAGTTGAAGCTAGGTGCAGGTTCTCATCACGAGCAATCAACTTGATGATCTTAGCATTGCCTTCCATCTTCTTAAGTTCAGCAAACGCCCAACTACATGCAAAGCTTACATAGAAGCGAACACCTTCGAGAATGTTCACACTCATCAATGCTAGCCACAACAGTTTCTTTAATTCATAAAGATCAACCACCACAGTGTTACCGTTCACAGTGTGTACGCCTTCACCTAGTAGATTGTAGTAACTGGCCAGTTCAATTAGGTCGTCGTAGTACTTTGAAATGTCTCCTGCACAGTCTACAATTTCTGTAATGTTCATCATCTCGTCAAAGATCTTGCTGGGGTTGGAATAGATGTTGCGGATGATGTGTGTATAGCTTCTGCTGTGGATGGTCTCAGAGAACGTCCAAGTGATGATCCAGTTCTCTAGTTCAGGTAGGCTTACAATAGTACCAAAGCTTTCTGCTGGTGCTCGACCCTGTACTGAGTCCAACAGTATTTGACGCTTGAGGTTTGAAGTAAAGATATGTCGCTCATGGTCTGTGAGAGCCTTAAAGTCTTTGGCATCTTGATAGATGTCTATTTCCTCAGGACGCCAAAAGAATCCCAACTGCTTGTCTGTTAGTTGATCAAACTGTTTGTACTTCAGTGTATCATAACGCTGAATTGTTGGGCCACCACTTGGATCAAGGAACGCCTTTACTGTAGTATGGTCTACTGTGTTGGTGGTGTCAAATACACTGCTCATTATAATAATCCTTTGATTTTAATTGTTAATTTTAACACACTGCTCACAGTGTGTCAACATTTATATAGTGCAACTTTCACATTCGCCGCCTGCATCCGCTGGGACAGCGGGCAATTCCTGTACGCTGTTATCAGATATCATTTTGTCTGTGTCCAACTCGCCTTGGCCATCGTTTGTTTGGAAATAATAAAGCTGTTTTCCGCCTAGCTTGTAGAACAACAGTAGGTGCTGTAGCATAGTGCTGAGAGGTATTTTCTCATCTTCGTAGTACTGTGGATTGTAACTGGTGTTTACACTGATGCCTTGATCAATGTATTTCTGCAACACTGCCACGATCTTTAAATAGCCTTCTGGGCTACGCTGATCCCACAGTAGATCATATTTGTTCTTGAGCTTTTTAAACTCTGGCACTACCTGCTTGAGTACGCCATGCTTGCTCTGCTTGATTGAGATTAGACTGCGCGGTGGTTCAATACCGTTGGTAGCATTTGCAATTTGCGCACTAGTGTTATGACTAATGCATCCATTTGACAAGGTATAAGTTTCGTTGTCAGTTGAAACATCCCAAGTGTGTTCTGTTCCTGCGTCTCTTGTAATACGTTTAATTTTCA